CGAGGACTTTATCCGCAACAAGCTTCCACTCATCGTCCAGTCGACTGCACCCATCACTGTGTGGCACGAACAGGACGAGGCCACCAAGAAGTACAAGTACGAGTTCCGCCTTACCTTCGAGAATGTCACCTACATCAAGCCCCGACTACAGGAGGCGACTGGACGCGTGAAGCCCATGTTGCCCATGGAGGCGCGTGTTCGCAACTTCACCTACGCTGCCCAGATGCATGCAGATATCCGCTTCGTAGCCAGGACGTACAAGGGTGAGAAGCTGGACACGTTCGACGAGGAGTCGCGCGTGTTCGAGGGCATCAGTCTGGGGAAGATTCCGGTGATGCTTGGATCGTCGTTGTGTCTGCTGAAGGATTACCCGGCCACTGCAGCGGACATGGGCGAGTGTTCGCACGATCCGCTCGGGTACTTTGTTGTCCATGGATCCGAGCGCACGATCCTGTGCCAGGAGAAGGTGGCAGATAACCGCATCATGATCTTCCAGAACAAGAAGACCTCCTCCAAGTATCTGTACTCGGTGGAGATGAAGTCTCTGCACGAGTCCTTCACGACTCCGCCCAAGAAGCTGGAGATCAGATTGAGCTCCAAGTTCAACGGCTTCGGGTACCCGATGGTGGCCTGTGTTCCTCGCTTCCGTGAGGATATTCCGGTCATGGTCTACTTCCGTGCACTGGGTGTTGTGGATGACCGTACGGTGGCCAGAATCGTCTGGGGGGACGAGAAGGAGTCCCATGTTGAACTGCTAGGTGCATCCTTCCGCGACACGCTGGAGATGGGTATCTACACTCAGGACGATGCGGTTCGGTACCTGACCAGCCATCTCCAGTACGGTACGAACCAGGAGGACAAGTGTGCCTACGTCCAGCACCTGCTGACGACGGAGCTTCTGCCCCATGTTCGGTTTGCCGGAGAGACCACGACACTGGTGATTCTGAATGCCCGTCGCACAATGCTGATGGGCTCAATGATCCGCCGTCTGCTGCTGACGTACTGTAAGAAGATCCCGTTGGATGATCGTGATGCCTACCCGAACAAGCGCGTGGTTACGACAGGTGCCCTGCTGACTCACCTGTTCCGTCAGCTCTTCCAGAAGGTCTGCAACGATACGCGCAATGAGTTTGTGCAGGAGGTGAACAATGACACCTGGAAGAAGGCCGGTCAGCCGCTGGAGATTCTGAACATCAATAACCTGTACAAGATCCTCAAGGTCTCAACCATCGAGGGCAAGATGAAACAGGCTCTGGCTACCGGCAACTTCACAGTGCAGGGCATGGGCACGAACAGTTCCACATCGCTGTCGAATGCGACCAAGGTGGGTGTTTCGCAGGTTCTGGCGCGGATGTCCTACGCAGCCACACTCAGTCACATTCGCCGTATCCAGACCCCGGTGGAGAAGTCGGGTAAGCTTCTGGCGCCTCGTAAGCTGCACGGTACTTCGTGGGGGTTCATGTGTCCAGTGGAGACCCCGGAAGGCCATTCAGTGGGTATTGTGAAGACAATGTCGCTCTTGACCTCCATCTCACAGCATGTGCCATCGTCCACGATCCTCCACTTCTTGGAGGATGCGAATGTGACATGGATTACTGTACCGAAGGTCTACGAGGGTACGTCGATCACGGTGAACGGTGTATTGGTTGGCTACACCACAGATCCACTGACAGTGGTCACGTCGCTGCGAAATGCCAAGCGGACCTTGCGTCTCCACCCACACACGTCGGTTGCCTGGTACACCCTACTGAACTCGATTCTGATTGAGACTGATGGTGGCCGTGCCGTGCGTCCAGTGTTCAGAGTTGGTGCCGAAGAGCCGGTTGGTGAGGATCGGAAGGATTGGAATGCATGGCTGCGGTGCTGCGTGGAGTACATTGATGCCTCTGAGACGGAGACTCTCCGCATTGCTCTGACCAAGAAGGATGTGACAACGCATTCTCACTACGAGATCCATCCCTCGATGCTGGTGGGACATATGGCGGGTACGATTCCGCTGTCGGATCACAATCAGTCGCCCCGAAACACATACCAATCCGCTATGGGGAAGCAGTCGATGTGTATCTACGCGACCAATTTCGCAAAGCGCCTGGACAAGAATGCCTATGTTCTCTGTTCCATCAGCCGCCCGATCGTGGAGACGCGGTCGATGAACATCCTGAAGATGCAGGAGATGCCGTTCGGAATGAATACGATTGTGGCCATTGCCTGTTACGGTGGCTACAACCAGGAGGACTCGATCATCATGAATCGGTCCGCCGTGAATCGCGGCCTGTTCCGCGGCCTGTATTACACGATGTACAAGGACGAGGAGCATCGCAACGTGACCTCGGGACGCGAGGAGAAGTTCATGCGGCCTCACAAGCACAATACTCGGAAGTTCAAGAATACGAGTTATTCGGCGATTGGTGAGAACGGGATTCCCCTTCTAAATGCCCACATCAATGAGAACGACGTCGTGATCGGAAAGGTTGTCAATCTGCGCCACGATACGGCGGGATATGCATTCCGAGATGCATCGACCACACACAAGAACGCCGAACCTGGGCGTATTGACGGTGTGTGGCAGGACAAGAACTCGGATGGGTACCCGTTCGTCAAGGTTCGCGTGGTGTCGGAGCGTGTTCCCCAGATCGGCGACAAGTTCAGTTCCCGGCACGGCCAGAAGGGAACGGTAGGAATGTTGTTGGACGAGCAGGATATGCCCTTCACGGGATCGGGGCTCCGTCCTGATCTGATCATGAATCCACACGCTGTGCCGAGTCGTATGACCATTGCACAGCTGATGGAGTGTATCTTCGGAAAGGTGTGTGTTCAGAAAGGGACGCTGGGCGATGGGACGCCGTATTCGCACCTCAAGGTCGAGGAGCTGCGCGAACAGATGCTGGAGCTGGGAATGCATCCGTACGGCAACGAGATCCTGTACAACGGACAGACCGGTGAGATGATGCAGACTGAAATCTTCATGGGTCCCACCTTCTATCAGCGGTTGAAGCACATGGTCATCGACAAGTCCCACTCCCGTGCACGTGGTCCGATTGTCAGCCTGACACGTCAGCCGTGCGAGGGACGGTCTCGCGATGGTGGTCTGCGCGTGGGTGAGATGGAACGCGATTGCATGATCTCTCACGGTGCGGCGGCCTTCACGAAGGAGCGTTTGATGGATGTGTCTGACCCCTTCTCGACCGGTATCTGCAAGACCTGCGGAACACTGGCCATCGTGAATCCGCAGGAGGGGCTGTACTCTTGCGGGTCATGCGGCAACAAGACGGACTTTGTGCAGAAGACCATTCCCTACGCAATGAAACTGTGGATGCAGGAGCTGGAGGCCATGCACATCGTTCCCCGCATGGTCATGGAGTAAAGTGTTGGAATGATATAATCGAGGATGCCCAAAGCAGACCCACTACCCGACCCCCCGCGACGAGGTCTACCGGGAGTGAGAGTAGATCCAATATATAAAAGTACATACCTACGTGGCAATATAGACCAAGAACCCGACGATAAGAGATACGTGTTTTTAGCACATGGGAATTTGACCGAGCGTACCAACGCTCCCGTTATTTTTGTTCCCAGAAACCTGCGCATCGTTTTCTTCTATCCTCAGAGACACCTCATTGCGAGAGAACCCGATGGTATGCCGGAACCACTCACGAGCCATCCAAATCGGCATCTTCAGTCGGAAACGCAACTGAGGATGGAAGAAGGGTGATGTATGCTCGTGGTCGGCCAGATACTTGATTAGCTTGGCATCCTTCTCAGTGAACTCCTCGACATGTTTACCAAGCGATACTCGAGCCGCATTGACGACGGTCAGATCGTTACCAAACGTCTCCAGAAGCTCAACCTTGCAGTCCTCGAACATGGTTATACCGGACTCTCTTCATGAAGGTCGTATAACGTACTGGTTCGATTACGATGATAGATATTGTACACGCAGCATATGAGTGCGATGATGACTACAGAGCATGTGGTGCCAGTTGCGAGACCTGCGTCAGTATCCATTCTTGTTTTCATAGTGTCTACATGTAATTCGTATGTCTCTCGAAGTCGTACTCGGTCCGATGTTTGCGGGGAAGACGTCGTATGCTCTGAGCCTTGCCCGAAGGTATACGGCTAACAACTTGCGAGTGTTGGTGGTAAAGCCGACACTCGATACCAGGTCCGTCAACATAAATGAGATCACGACGCATGATGGAGACTCGTTCCCATGCTACACCGCGGACACGCTGAACGGCCTGACCGCAGACTTTCTGGGCTCCTTTTCGATTGTCATTATCGATGAGACACAGTTCTTTCAGGGGCTGATTCCATTCGTGGAGTTTGTAGTGGATACTCTGGGCAAGAACCTGGTACTGAGTGGTCTATCCGGCGATTCCGACCGCCGTCCGTTTGGCGAGTTTCTTAGTGTGATTCCACTGGCCGACAAGATCACACAGCTGTCGAGTCTGTGCATCTGCGGACAACCTGCACACTTTACGCGGAGGCTGCGGACAGGATATGGGCAAATCGCCATCGGTGGGGCTGATTTGTATGTTCCCCAATGTCGAACGTGCCACGTCTACAGGTAGAAGCGTTCGCGCGGAACCATCTGAAACAGATCAGGCTTCCCAGTATTGAATGCAGCGATGGACTGCTCATCGGGACCTTCCACTGCGATCGGCCACATAAGCGTATCCCGACGAACCCCGAGAATAGGATCGAACATGACCCAGTCGGTGATGAAGTGTGACTGATACGGTCCCGATACATCATCCACCTCAAACATCTTACAGAACTTGGCTGCCCATTCACGGGTAATCATGTAACACTGTGCGCCCCATGGATTGGATACGCCTACGTTACGAATGAGAATGTGGCCGTTGGTGTGGTAATGCTGACCCCCCGGAATGTTGATGTACCCCAACGACAAGATATCTGTATCCCCCTCCATCATATGCGGGATCAATGCATCGACAATTTCGTTGAAGGCTTTGTGAAACCTCACATCGTCTTCAATGATGATCCCAAGCGGCTCCCCGGAATCCACCAGACGCTGCATACACCGGATATGCCCTAGTGTTGCTGCGAATCCAGTGGGGTAGGATGTATCTCGTGCGAAACACGTGGCTCCGCGACGCACCACCTCCGGATCATCCTTGAGTGGAGACTGGACCAGCTCAATGTCGAGGTTCAGTGGAGCTGCGGCAGCCTTGAGACGTTCACCGCGACCGGGGTCGCAGTTCACCGCGTAGATGCGCATTTTCTAAGGTCGTCGTCGTGTGTGTAGATTCTTGCCGAAGAAATTTTGTTGCTGAGTATCATACAAGCAACATGGGTGGTGGTCTTCTTCAGCTCGTCAGCTACGGTGCGCAGGACATCTACATCTCCGGCAACCCCCAGATCACGTTCTGGAAGGTGCTGTTCAAGCGTCACACGAACTTCGCGATGGAGTCCATTGAGGTGACGTTCAACGGCCAGGCCGACTTCAATAAGCGCGTGACGGCGATCATCAACCGTAACGCCGACCTGATGTTCCGCTCGTACATCCAGGTGGTTCTTCCGGCAGTGCAGATTGACGGTGCAGCCAGTTCGGGTGCCACCGTGGGTTCGGGTAACAACCCCCAGATCAGCCGCTTCCGTTGGCTCAACTACATCGGCCACCGCATGATCAAGACGGTCGAGCTCGAGATTGGCGGCCAGCGCATCGACCGCCAGTACGGCGACTGGATGCAGATCTGGACGCAGCTGACGCAGGATCTGGGCACGGTCACGGCGCTCGACGAGATGGTTGGCAACACGCACGACCTTGTGCTGATGAAGGATCGTCGTGGCTACCAGCTGGATGTCTCCTGCGCTGGTTCTGAGCTGACGAACTCGTGCGCCCCCCGCGCGGGTACCCCTGCGCGTACGCTGTACATCCCCCTGCAGTTCTGGTTCTGCCGCAACCCGGGCCTCGCTATCCCGCTGATCGCCCTCCAGTACCACGAGGTGCGCATCAACGTGGAGTTCGAGCAGTGGATCAACTGCTGCTACTATGAGCTCTCGTCGACGGCGTCTGCCCCGACGGCGATCCAGTCCCTGACGGCCGCATCGCTGTACATCGACTACATCTACCTGGACACGGAGGAGCGCCGCCGCTTCGCCCAGCAGACGCACGAGTACCTCATCGAGCAGCTGCAGTTCACGGGCGCCGAGTCGATCACGTCGAGCTCGAACAAGATCCAGCTGAACTTCAACCACCCGGTGAAGGAGCTTGTGTGGGTCGTCCAGCGCGACTCGTTCGTCGACTGCTCGCAGCCGGCCCCGACGTTCATCGCCGAGGTCAACGGATGCCAGCCGTTCAACTACTCCGATGACTTCAGCACGGAGGGTGTGATCATGGACGTCCTCGCCCGTGGCTCCCTGGGCGGCGGCAACATCTCCCTCGGTGTGCCTACCCTCATCGCCGACGGTTCCTCTGGCCCGTATCTCCCGGGTCTCGGTATCGCGGTCGGCCCGTCCCTGGCGGGTGCGTCGTGGCTCGACTCCAACTTTGCGGGTGGTAACGATCAGGTGTACCTCTTCGAGGACACGACCAACTACCTCCTCGCGAAGGTCATCCTCAACTCCGGCACTCGCTGCACGGGCAAGACGCCGACTGAGGTCGCCAAGCTGCAGCTCAACGGCCAGGACCGCTTCACGGAGCGCGAGGGACGCTACTTCGCGTACGTGCAGCCGTACCAGCACCACACGCGTACACCCACGGCCCCGGGTATCTGCGTGTACTCCTTCGCGCTCAAGCCGGAGGAGCACCAGCCGTCCGGCACGTGCAACTTCTCGCGCATCGACAAGGCCACGCTGCAGCTCACGGTGTCCGTGAACACGGTGCGCTCTGGCCGCACGGCGCAGGTGCGCGTGTACGCCGTCAACTACAACGTGCTCCGCGTGATGAGCGGCATGGGTGGCCTGGCGTACAGCAACTAGAGACCCCCGAGGACTCAATCAAAAACCAAAACACAAACCCAAATGAAGGTGCGATTTACACCTTGATTGGGAGCTTGAGAATTTCCGGCCAGATTGGCTTACGTAGATGAAAACCGGCCGTTAAACTTGATATCCTTTATTTCGACCGTGCGCGTCACGGTTGTCTTCCTTTTGTCGAGAAAGAGAATCTTTGAATCAGGCTTCACTGTTGTATAGGATTCTGCAACTGCGAACGGCTTGTAAAATATCGTTGAAGGCTTATGATGATAAAGATACCAGTTCAGATGACTCTCGTCGTGCCACGCCGCCATCACTCGCCTGTTCATATCGTCTTGGATACGACCGGCCAATAGAGTCGATACATGCATGAAGTGATTCTGATGTCCCCCAAAGAACCCACCACAGAAATAGGTCTCAACATTCGTGGGCACACATGCACGAGACGCCGGGTTCTTCTCCGTGGATCCTTCTTGTTTGGGCAAGGGATGTTCAGTCCCCGCAAACCATTGAGGCAAGAATGAATTGTCAAGTTCACCGATGAACTCAGAATCTACGTCGATATAGAAACTGTAGTCAACAGCTAGTTTCATCGACGAGAAGTATTCGAAGCGCCTAAGGGTCACGAACGGCCAGGGTTCGTGATGTATGGGCCTGAAGTGGAACTCAATGGTCGGATGAGCCAGTTCAAGGCGTTTCACAACCGACATGTCATCTGAATAGATCACAATGTGCCTACGAAGAGCAGGAAAGAAGTACTTCTTTGCGTTCTTGACGATGCGATCGAGGAACTGTGTGTATTTGTTCGTTGCGATCAAATGTAACGCAACATCGGTCAGTTCGAACTTCGTATAGAAGTTGTTATGATCGGGTGAGTTGAACTTATCGGACTGAAAGAAGGATGGCTTCTTGTTGGCCAGAATCTTGAAGTTTGGTTGCATACGTGCGATTGCAACATCGGTGTGACCGACTACCGTCTTCAATCGCTCAATCACAGCCTGTTTGTATACCTTCGAGATGTAGAGAATCGCGTGTGTTCCGAGCATGTTGTGGATGCGGTCTTGCGTGTGGGTATACTTCGAATAGACCGAGAATCCTCGGTTGACATTGAGTGTTGGGTGCCCTGCACATAGACTCAATCCGAAGTAGATTGCGTCTGCATCCTCAACAAATTCGAATTCATCTACACCTGTGAATTCGACATCGTCTTCGAGAAGAAGAACTGGTTCATCTAGGTACCTGCTCAAGACCTCGATGTTCGCATTCGCGAGACACCGAGGATACCCTTCAGTGCCTGACTTGAAATGAACAACGTCCTTGAACCCAAGTTCACCAAGCATGATGTCCATATGGACCTTCCGTGTATGATACTTTTCATTGTGATCTGGGCAGATATACACGACCTTTAGGTCCTGAATCCGCATTATACACTCAATCGATATCATTATGAATGGAAAACCCGACGTAGTCATCGCGCCGCATGACCCTGTACTTGTAGTATAAGAACGTTAGGATTGACTGATCGTGCCGATGGTTTGAGCGATTTGCGCCAGATGGGAGAATTGCATTCTTGTCGAGTGCAAACGACTTCCACTCAGCTACAAATCCATCAGCCGATCCCTTGAGAAATCCAATACACGCAGCATTGCGCATATCGAAGCCGTACCACTGCCTCGGAACGCCCATCGTTGCCAATGCGATTGGATGTGTCCAGGCGGCAAGTGTCCCTGAAGATGTAGGTGTATAGACACCGGCTGCACGAACACAGTTCTCAAGTGCAGCTGGATCCGTCACCTTGTTTCCAGCATCGCACCAGATCAAGACTCCTTCGATTTCTGCAAATACTTCGGCAACAATCACGGGCTTCCAGGCATATGCACCTGCATCCTGAGCAGACAACGAGACGTGATGAGGGTAACGGTGAAATGGAAATGTTCGATAGATCACCTCGAAGGTTGAACGGATGTGATCCCCTTCTCCAGATGTAAGGCCGAGATCATAGACAAACACTCGTTGACCTCGGAGGGTTTCAAGCAGCTGACACAGTGACTTGAAGTGATTGCTACTCGCAGCGGTAACAAAGGTAGGCATTGCAATGACTACTCGATTCCTCGAAAGTAGTTATGTCCACCCCTATATGCCTTTTCGATAAAGTAGATGTATGACTCCGGGACAATCTGGGAGATACCTTCTGCGGTTCCAAATGGGAACTCGAACGTAAGTGAAGGCGGATTCCGGAAGAGATATCGGTTCAGATGGGATTCATCGTGCCAAATAGCAATATGCATTCTTGACATGTCTGTTCCAACGCAGCCCCGGATATCATAAGCCATCTTGATAAAGTCCTCGGTTTTTCCTCCGAAGAAGCCTCCATAGTAATAACGGCTGTTCGAACCCTCCGGAATGTAAGCAGTTGAAATAGGATTACGCTCGGGATATCCGGGCCCGGTATGGTGAATTGGGTGAATCGTTCCGAAAATCCCGCGGTCGGGAAGTGTCCAGTCAAGCGTCTTGATGAATACAGCGTCTACATCCATGTAGAAGCAGTAGTCTGCCTCCTTCAATCGGTCTTCTGTTTCGAGAAAATAGTGAAATCGCTTCAAGGTGACAAGTGGCCACTGTTCATGAGGAATCGCATGTTTCTCGATGTTGAGTGACGGAAACTCCAAGGATGGGAGATCGAGGTTTGTGTGTACGATCACACAGCGCTCGGCTGATGGGAAAAAGTGCTTGTCCACCGACGCGAGAATAGCAGGGACGAATGACATGTAGCGGTTGGTTGCGATAAGATTGAGTAGAACCTTCATTGTTACATGAAACTACGTGTTTCCGGTGGGGGGAACGACGTGGCTCGTGTGAGGAATCCATCCTTTTCCTTTACACGTCGCTGGTTGAGGTACGCTTGGACATGAGCCGGGCGTTGCTTTCGAGTGGACCCCCAGACAAGAGGCGCATTGAACTCGACGGGGAAGAAGGCCGTTCGCCATTTCTTCTGCGCCCAGGCACGAGCGAAGAGATCATGTTCATCGTCGCCGAGGACATAATGCTCTTCGTCCAGCCAGTCCAACTCTTCCACCATTGACCTTCGCAGGGCGAGGGGTCCACGGTTCACTGTGTGCGAAAGATAGATTGTGTCCGGTGGGTAGCTGCGATGGGGGTGTTCGACAAGTCGCCCGAGTTTCCCTACACCCGATTCAGGACCACGGAGCGTGTGACAGCAGCGCCCAGACACCGCGATCAGGTCAGGAAACACCCGAAGTGGGCGACATAGTAACTCGTTGTAACCATACGTCGTCATCTCCATATCGGCCTGGATCTCGACAATAAACTCGCCTTTCGCGGCCTTGAAACCCTGATTGTCACACGACGTCTCGAACAGACCCATCGGGTTCACAAGGATCGTGACCGGAGACGTGAACGGGAAGGCGCGTACAATTGCTTCGCTGGTATCGGTACAACCATCGAGGATGAAGATGATCTCATAGTCACCCACGGTGTTTTCTTTGAGTTTAGTCAGAACCCCCGGAAGGATCGCTGCTTGATTGTGAATTGGCATTACGAGACTGTAGCTTAAGTGCATCCTGTCTTTTACAACATAATGCCGATCACATGTGTAACCGCATTTTATAACATCGGACGTGATGATGTAGACGGACGATCAGTCAGTGAGTACAAAGCGTGGCTTTATCGGATGCTGGTTACAGTGCGCGATCCATTTGTGGTCTACCTCGACAAGTCGCTTGGATGGAAGTCAGAGATCCTCGCGCTACGAGGTGATATTGACGTGGTGGAGACAGTCTTGAACGAGATCCCCATGTGGAAGCATCGCGACACGATTGCGAACATCTTAGCTGATCCGAAGTTCAGGTCTACTCTTCGTCACCCCCGCGATATCACGAACCTTCTCCCCGAGTACTGTACCGTCCAGTACAGTAAGTTCGGTTGGTTGGAGGCGGCAATCGCACGGAACCCGTTTGGAACCTCGCACTTTGCATGGTTGGATGCAGGATCATCGAGGTTCTACGACACCCGACGTACATACATCTCGCGTCCTGGTGTGGCCGACACGTTCTACATCGAAGTGAATTCATCACGAAATCGGCTCGGAACCTTTCACCCAGACAGCTATATCGGAACATGTGAGTGTATTCTCCACGGAACAATGTGGGTCATGACGCCTCGCGCATTCATTGTAGTACGAGATGAAGTCATGCGTATTTTCCACGACGAAATGATTGGAAGGAGGCGGATCGATAACGAGCAAATTGCTCTTGTGTTGGCGTATCCGATGGTTAAAGATTCGGTGACCCTTATCGACTCACGCGGGTCGCATGGTACGTCATTTATCAACACCCTTTTCGCACAAACATAGATCACGCATCATATACGAAAAGTTTGTCGTCTGCGCGGTTCTTGATGTGAATCAGATCAACCACTCGAAAGTTCCTCATGAAATCGGTTGGGTATCTGTGATCCGGATAAATATCCTCAATTACATACTTTCCACCGGGAACTAATCTGTTTTTAAGCATGTTAAAGGTCGCAATCTGATCGGCAACCTGATGAGACGCATCATCAATAATAAGATCAAACATCACCCCGGGAAACATATGTCCCACTCTGGGATCAGATTGTAGGGCAACTTCCATATGCATCTGAGGATGTGTCTTAACGTCATCGTCAAGCTCGTTCCTGTCGGATATTCCGAAGAATCGAGCAGTGGGATATAACTCCATCCAGCACCGAAGCGACCCACCCATCGCCGTACCCACCTCCAGGATATTCACAGTATCCTCCGCCTTCCGAGAAAGGTACTGCAACTCGGATGGGTAGAAAAATTCATATGCATGATAATCGGCTTTGTCTGTCCTGCCCCTGTCTACACGGGGTACCGTTGAATGCTTTATAAGTACGTCGCGTATTTGCTGCTCGCTCATATCGTTTACGTAGTCGAAAGTTATTATCATTAATAAAAAATGCGCGTTGCTGTATGCTTATTCGGTGAGATGAGGGGGACTCCCGAGCATTGGCGGGATGTTTACAATAAGGTTGTGAAGCCGAACAATGCTGATGTATTCATGCATCACACCTATTACGGAGACGATGTCTTGAATGAGCTATCGTACTTCCAGCGCCTAGTCATGCAGGAGTACCATAAGGGTAAAAGTGTACATAGTTACCCACCGCCGGATCTCTTCACGATCTTCAATCCGAAGACGGTTCAGTCTGAGCGAAAGAAGAAGTATTCTATGGAGACCTTCGACGCCGTTAAACATCTCATTAACCATCGAAACTCTTTACCCGAGACGATGATTCCACACCAGCAGTATCATACAGATGAGTGCACACAGATGATCTATCATGGGATGATGTCGCAGATTGAGTCACGCAAACGTGTTATGCAGATGAAGTCGCACTACGAACGCGAGGGGGGGTTCACCTATGATGTGGTCATTCTTACCCGCCTGGATATAAACTTATGTGAGGAGATCTATATCCAAACGGCACCCAAAGGCATCTGCGCCCACTTTCACTCGCCTGAACAGATCTACGAGTGTATGTTTTATGGATCATCAACTTCGATGAACTTATTCGAGACGTACTTTGATAATCTTCCTCGCTTATTCAAGGAGCATTGTAACATGGAACACCACCTCAATCAGAGCGAATATTTCCATCTAAAGTATTTCCAGGAGCAAGGTGTCCTCATCGAGAAGCCGCCGTTCAGGGAATACTTTCTGGTGAATGCGAACGGTCTTCGTCGGTTTTAAACGGACGCTCAGCAATCATAGTAAATGAATACATATAACGACCTTCGCGGTTCCATTACATCAATCAAGGATATCCCGTTTGATGTGAAGGAAATTCTCATCTCCAAAAGTGGCGCTAATGTGTTGCGCGGACTTCATCTGAGCCCATATCCGAAACGTGTGATGGTTGTTACGGGGAGCGTATACGACTTTTTTATCAATCCACTTACGATGAAGCGCATAGAGATTATATTGAAAACAGGGGAGTATATTGATGTACCTGCCGGATGGGCTCATGGCTTCTATTCAATCGAGCCATCTGAATTGGTTTACCTACTCGGCGGCCGTTTTGATGCATCTCTCGATCGAACAATTTTCTGGAACGACCCGTCTCTTCCACTCTCGAGGGCGTTTCCCAACGAATCTTTGATCCTGTCGAAGAAGGATTCTGATGCGCCGTATGCGGCTGTTTATGATTACTTTGTTCTAGGCGCTCGTGGATTCTTGGGATCTGCATGTGTTAACATACTGAGATCACAAGGATATGCAGTGTTTGAAAGCAATCATCGATTTGGGTCTCCTATGATTCGTGAACAAATAATCAAGTCTCGTGCACGATTCGTAATCTGTGCGGCAGGCATCTCAGGCAAACCAACGATTGACTGGTGTGAGCAGAATGAGTTCGAGACATACCAATCCAATTATGTAGGGATTATCGACCTAATGGAGTTGACAGCTGCACTGAATATACATACTACAATATTTGGATCGGGATTTGTGTATTCGGGAAAGAAGACTATCTACACAGAGACCGACCCTGGCGATCACGATGGAAAAGTCTACTCAAAGTGGCGAATTGAGCTCGAGAAGGTGATTCCAATGTACGCCCACGTACTCTACCTTCGGATTCTATACCCGGTCACACTTGATGGTCACTCCAAGTGTTTCATTACGAAAATGCTGCTACGTGCTTCATCTGTACATCCGATTCGTGTCTCATTGACCGTTGTACCCGATCTATTCCCGACGATTTCAACACTCTGCAATGCCAGTGCGCACGGTGTCTATAACTTTGTTAACGAAGGCACCATCTCGCTTGTTCGACTACTAACCATGTATTCGGAAAAGAGGGAGAAGATCACTGTTAATGTGTCCACTCAGGGTGAGGCTCGAGGAGGATACGAACTTTCGGTTGCAAAACTCAAGACAATTACCGACGTTCGAAGTGTCGAAGATGCTCTTTACGCAGCCTTGTAGAACTCTTTGATCTTCGCACACACGATATCTACGTCTTCAAGGGACATACCATGGTGACAGCCGATCAAAATCCCATCTTTCATAATACGGTCTGCATTAGGATACTCAGCTAGGTATTCGCGGTAAGCCGGGTGGCGTGTGATATTGCCAGAGAAGATGACTCGTGTCTGGATGTTGTTCTCTTCAAGAAACGTGACGAGACCTAGGCGATTCTTCACTAGGAGAGGAAATGCAAGCCAATTAGGATTCATTGACTGATCGGGCAACATAACGCTCGAAACATCTGCAAGGTTCTCCATATACCGCAACTGATTGGCTTTGCGGATCTTCAAGAATCTATCGAGCTTCGATAGCTGAACCAGGCCAAACGCAGCATTGACCTCGGATGACTTGAAGTTGTATCCAAGACATCCATAGAGAAACTTGAAATCATACGCTATACCATCGACTGAGTGATTGAATCGATCCGAAACATCCTCCAAGTTATTGCCTATACGACCCCAATCGCGAAACATTGTCGCACGTTTGAGATGTGCTTCGCTATTGAACATAACCATACCGCCGGATCCACATGCAGTGATAACGTGGCTCGAATAGAAGCTCGTTGTTGATACATCAGACTCAGGGGTGCAAACGAGCGCGTCTGCGGAATCTTCAATAAGGAACACGTCGTTACGACCGATCTCGCGAAGGCGCCGACGAATCGCAGCCCAGTCGGGTGTATTGCCAATCAGGTTCGGAAGCATAATTGCACGGATATCGGATGTCAACTTATCGAAGACCTGATCGACTGTGGGGACATACGCATCAAGCTTCACGTCGCAAAACACAGGAACCAACCCTGCCTGGATAATCGGTGCAACCGTCGTCGAGAATGTGCATGCAGGCGTGAGGATCCGGCTTCCCCTCGGCAGATCTAAACATTCCAGCGCGAGCGTACACGCCGACGATCCCGAGTTCACAAACAGACCGTACTTCTTTCCGAAATACGCAGAGATCTTGTTCTCAAACTCAATAGTATACTTGCCAAACCCGGCGAGCCACCCGTCCCGTAAACAGGTCTCGACGGCTTTGATTTCCTCATCGCCATAGGCTTCGAACCCATTTGGGGCGTACCAGATCTTCTTGCTCATTGTGTTAGTAGCATCGCTATACTTTGTCTAGATTTTACGAGATCCGCTTACATATATATCAACTACGACTACAAATGCGTATCGTCATCATCGGACCCGGATTCATGTCTATACCGCCTACCGGGTGGGGAGCTGTCGAGGCATTGATTTGGGATCAGACATTGTGTCTTCGCAAGTTGGGTGCAGAGGTTCATATCGTAAATACCAGTGATCAGAATGAGATGGTTCGCCAGGTGAATGCGCTAAACCCAGATATCGTACATCTCCAATACGACGACTACTATAACATTATGCCTCGTATTAACTGCCGGGCCAAGGTTGCAACGTCTCATTTTGGTTACCTCGAGGATCCGACGTTTCACGGACAGTGGAGTTATGGCCACATCTTCAGTGGATTTATCAGTGGTAACTTCACGATCGCTGCACTGTCGCAAGGTATCAAGGATCGTTATGTCAATGCGGGTTGTAACCCAAATCGGATCTACGTAGCCCCGAACGGTGCGAATGAAGACTCATTCCGTTACTCAGACACTCCTGCATTTCCCGACCGCTCGATCTACCTGGCGAAGATTGAGGAGCGTAAGAAGCAGTACAAGTACCAGGATATCGCCAACCTGTACTTTGCCGGTCACAGTATCTGCAACAAGTTCATGCCTGGCCACCCGCGCCATCTGGGTGAGTGGACGAAGGCAACTCTATATGATTCGCTGACGGACTACGGTAATCTTGTATTGTTGTCCGATGGCGAGGCACACCCGTTGGTCGTTTGTGAGGCGTTGATATGTGGACTGGGCGTCGTCGTGAGTCGTGTAGCCTCTGCAAACCTGGACACCACGAAGCCGTGGGTGACAGTGATTCCCGACGATAAGCTCGATGATATCGCGTACGTGACCAATGCAATCGAGGAGAACCGCAAGGTTGCCGTTGCGTCTCGCGTAGACATCCGGGAGTATGCACTTGCGAACCTGTCTTGGACGGTTCAAACTGCGCACCTGTATGAGTTGTATAAGATCATGACGGGACTGTCGTGAGGTCTGTCCAAGAATCCACAATCTTTACCGGGTACGCCGCATACAGCTCCGCCAACGGATTTCGACGCACAACCGGGGTCGCCCCACAGAAGATGGCCTCCCAAACGCGATGTGTGTCAATCCCCGTACCTTCGGGGCAGAGGACATACTTTGACCGACACAGATCCTCGTAGTACTCCTCGCGCGTCCGATCCCCTTTAATGACCACTCTGGGATCGTCCTTGAATGCATTATAACAGTCCAAACGTTTCTGAACGTTGGTATTGATGCTGAAGTTGAGGTAAATCTCGATATCGCGGGGCACGTCGGGGCGTTTGAAGTTGGCTACAAAGTCCAGAGCAGCATCCGGAAACCCGAGGGGGATCGTGGTCAGTTTAGGATGCTTCACCGTGGTATTGATGGCGTAGATATGTATGGCCGTCGGGAGTAGCGCATTCAGTTTCCCTTCATCAAATGGCTGATCGGAGTTGTGGATGACATATACATGTTTTCGCTTATAGACGGGCAACGACCGCACAAATGCATAAACCAAGTCACCGTTGATAAATACGCGATCACCCGTATTCGCATTCGCCACTGCATATTTGGGTTGTCCCGGGTATCGCGGGTCAACGATCCATTTGCAGCCACCCGCGAAGGTTTTGCCTGACAACATTACTGTTCCCCAAGATAAGATGAACGTGTTCTCGTTCTGCTTATATGGAGGGTACAATCCCCGATATTACCCGGGCATGATTGAGAACATTCAATTGGTTCACAAGCACTTTCCCGGCTGGTTTGTATTTGTGTACACGGGGTCTGACGTTACACCCGAGATGATGGCGAAGCTTCGCGACGCACCGTATGTCGTCGTGAAACCCACGGGCAAGACTGGGATTGAGAACATGATTGACCGGTTCACTGCGATCAACGAGCCCGATGTCAATGTGATGTTTGTACGTGATGCTGATTCGCGCATCCACTGGCGCGACCGGTGGGCCATCGTGGATTTCATGAACTCGCCGCAGTTTATAGCGCACACCATTCGAGACCATAAGGAGCATTCGGCGTCTCTCATGGGCGGACTGTGGGCCCTGCGCAAGTCTGCCGGGATCAACATCCGAGAGGAATACGAAGCCTACAAACTGAATCCAATCGACCGTGGTATCGCGCTAGACCAGAACTTTCTCAGTGTCAAGATCTACTCGAGGGTCAAGATGAACATTCTAGTTCACCATGGCGGTGGGCCTACGAATAGCTTCGAAACCGTGCGGAAATTCCCGACTCCATGGACGGAGAGTTTGTACTGCGGTCAAGTCGAGAAACCCGGGTTCAGCGAAGAGGAACCCAGACGGCCACAGCCCTTCCGCTTGAAACTTTCTAGGTAAGTGATAATGAAGACTCAACGTGCTATCGGTTCTCGGCGCTGCGTTTGGAACGGAACGGCCCACCACACCCCGGGTGGCCTCACCAGGAGTGATCTGAAGATGAACAAGCATGGCCGCATCGTCTCCAAGAAGCGCTCCGCGAATGCCACACGGCGCAAGTAAGCGCCTTCTGGGCGGCGCAAGTAAGCGCCTTCTGGGCGGCGCAAGTAAGCGCCTTCTGGGCGGCGCAAGTAAGCGCCTTCTGGGCGGCGCAAGTAAGCTCACACATGTTCTCTGAGTAAAAACAGACCCGTAATAATCAACCCAAGACCAACGTACTGTTCCGGTTTCGTCAAACGATCGCCCAGAACAACATACGCTGCAAGGCTTTCGATGATAGTTGACATACCGTCCCACATACCGTTCACATACAGCAGGTTCTTTGTCCGAAGACACTTGATCAGATAGAACAGGATGCCCAGGTATCCGAGAACGCCCCCGGCAAGAAAGACAGGCTTGTTGGTTTGGGCGTACCATCTTGCATTGAAGTCGCCAAAGACCTCGACGACGGACAGGATGACGATATCCTGGATACTCATGCCTTATATTCACAGGTTTTTTTAAGCAGTGTAGATAATGGATCCGGGCACAGCTGGAATACTCGTGGCGGAAGGTGCAGCTCTCGCTGCAGTCCTGGCCGCCTACTCGCTCGGCAGGGACGCGACTACGACCACCACCGCAGGTGTTCCTGAAACCAAAGCAGCTTCACCGCCCCAGCCACCCGGCTCAGCTCCGGGTTCGGCGGCCGCATCTGTCACTGTACCCGACTCTACCGAAGATCCCACAATTGAGGCACTCCCGGATGTTAGTGCGGCGAAGAAGGCCCTACAGGCAAAGAAACGTGAACTCGAGATAACCAAGATCACTCGCGAATCAGATCTGAATACCAAGCTCGACGAGGGCAAACCGGCAGCGGGTGCACCTGGCGATCAATGGAAGGCGTGGAAGGCTGCACGTGCACTCAAAGAAAAGGAGTTGCGACTCGGGTTTACGCACGAAGACGAGGACAATGCGACTGCTCTGAAGGGTCTCCAGAAAGATGTCGATGACGCAAGGGCGGCGGCTGTTACGGTTAAGGCGACGCAGACGACTATCCCCGAGCAACCAAACGGTGTATTAACGGCAGAGACACTGGCGTTCAAGGCAGCCGCCGCTGCTGCGGCTGCACGTGGCGAGGGTAAGCCGGGCGTAGAAAGCCCCCCTGGACTCCCATTGCCAACGGATCTAGAGAAGAATGACTTCACAACCGCCGTGGACTTGGCGATGGCAAAGAAGTTCGAAAAACTCCAACCTGCGATCGATCTCGCCGACAAAACGCCCTCGCTTCTTGCGGGTACATACGGGGGGGAGAAGGACCCTTTCTTAGTGTACTTCATGAAGAAGCTCATTCATGCCGCCGTGCAGAACAAGCTACGGTGGAGTATCAATGTCCGCACGGACCGGGCGGAAGCAAAGAAATATGCGGAAGAAAAGGCAGTTGCCAGTACGGGGCGTGGCCGGGTTCGCACACCTCGTCGGATTCGCGGAGGCGCCTCGACAGTTGAAGCAAATACGATGATATTGAAGACCTTGAACGTTCTCAAGGATAGGGGCGAAACAGACCCTAAGGAACTCACGCCAATCATGACTGCGTTTCTGCTTCTGGTCGCAGACTATAACGGGGAGAACCTGGATATCTACAACAACCTTGTAGACATCTTCACAACGTTCATTGATTACAAGGGCTATGCAGATAGGTGGCGGACATACCTACTGAGAATGAACAGTCCTGACAGGAAGTTAGTTGCGAACGTCATGTTCGCCACGGCACTTAAAGTCACCGACGTCGACGCGCTCAATCCATATTTCTTCTGGGCGAGGAGTGGGCTGCGAAACAGCTGGGGCGATGCAGTTGCCGCGAAACCTTTTACAATTGACCCCGCCAAACTAACAGAGCGTAAGAAAGTTACGGCTCAAGGAAAAGTCGACGATGATAAGCAGGAGACTCTCAACCCCGCCGCCGGGGCGGTACTTGACAGGATCAAAGAGGCGGATGCGGCGGCGAAGGCGGCGGCGGAGACGGCACCGATGAAGGTGGCGAAGGCGGCGTTGACGGCGGCGGCGGCCCCAGCGGGTGCGGTTCCGGCTCCGGCTCCGGGCGCGGGGGAAATTGAGAATGCGAATGCCGGGGCGGCAGCAGCGGCAGAACAAAGGGCAGCAGCGGCAGAGGCAAGGGCTCAGGAGGCAGCAGCGGCTCGGGATAAGGCTGCAACGGATCAGGCAGCGGCAGAACAAAGGGCAGCAGCGGCAGAACAAAGGGCTCAGGAGGCAGCAGCGGCTCGGGATCAGGCTGCAACGGATCAGGCAGCAGCGGTGGAAGCGGAGAAGCAGAGGGCAGCAACGGCGGCAGCAGCGGCTCAGACAGCAGCGGTGGAAGCGGAGAAGCAGAGGGCAGGTGAAGCGGCAGCAGCGGCAGCCGGTCAAGCAGCGGCTCAGGCAGCGGCGGTGGCAGCGGCGGAAGAGAGGGTGCGCCTCGAATATCAGGAGAAGTTGAATGAGGCTGCCGCCGCGATTCGTCAGGCACAGGAAGAAGCGGCACGGTCGGCTCTCCCTGGTAGTGGAATGCCTGTGGCGTCGGCTCCGGCGGCTCTCCCCAGTAGTGGATTTTCTGTGGCGCCGGGTTCGGCGGCTCTCCATGGTGAATTGGTCCCGGGTTTGGATTACGAGCATTCATCACTCAGGTCAGAGTCATCCAATAGTGTCGACCCCCGCGGTAGTACGGATTCATCCAGTGTTGATAATTCATTGGTATCGGTACCGTTCCATGTTGCTGGGCGTGGGTTCGGTGGTGCGGTCGACCGGGTGAAGAAGGCAGTTGAACTGGTTGCACATGCAAGGAATATACCTAAACCCGTTCCACCCGATCCTGTGCGAAAGACTGCACAGACACGTTCGACAAATGCGGATCAACTCGCTGAGATCAAGAAAAACCAAGACGCTCTCGATAAGTTGCGTAGGGACCAGCAGACGGAACGTGCTAAACGAATGGTCGAGCGGGCGAAAAGGAACGCGGTCACACCCCTACCAGATGTACAGATTCAAGCTGCACTTGACAATGCGAACGATGTTGCAGCACAAGCCGTTCAGGAGAGGAGGACATCTGGAATTGATCCTAGGATTGAAGGACTCAACGAAGAACTCGCCTTTTACCTGGCATGGCTCACACAACAGGAAGCGGAAACAGGGTTCGTACCTACAAAACAGATGGCTAACCCCCCACGCCGTGGTGGAAGTCGTCGCAAGACACCTCGCCGTCACAACAAGAAGACGCGTAAATCGACTTTCAGGAGAAATCGTAAGCATTGATAAATGTCTGACGATCTGGTCATTGCCAAGACGGTTCAGACTGCCCCCATCCGTATCCTCGCCGAGGGGCTGAAGTCCATGCTGGTGGAGATGAGCCTGGTGTTCGATAAGGACGGTATCCGCATGATTGCCATGGACAATACACGCACTGTGCTTACGCATATGCGTCTCCATGCGTCCAAGTTCGAGGA